CTCTGGTTCTTCAGGTACCTCTGGTTCAAGCGGAACAAGTGGCTCTTCAGGTTCTTCAGGAACTAGTGGAAGCTCAGGCTCTTCAGGTACATCAGGAGCTACTGGTTCTCCAGGTGCTTCAGGAACATCAGGTTCAAGCGGAACATCAGGTTCAAGCGGAACTTCAGGTTCAAGCGGAACTTCAGGTTCTTCAGGTTCTTCAGGAACTTCAGGCTCTTCAGGTTCAAGTGGTACAAGTGGAAGTTCAGGAGCTAGTGGTGCTTCAGGAACATCAGGTACATCTGGTACATCAGGCAGTTCAGGAACATCTGGGTCAAGTGGCTCAAGCGGAACAAGTGGCTCATCAGGTTCATCAGGAACCTCAGGAGCAACAGGTGCTGCAGGTGCAGCAGGTACTTCAGGAACAAGCGGTTCATCTGGTACTTCAGGAAGCTCAGGAACATCAGGTTCAAGCGGAAGTTCAGGAACTAGTGGTTCATCAGGATCAAGTGGTACTTCAGGAGCAACAGGTGCAACAGGAGCTGCTGGAACAAGTGGAACAAGTGGAAGCTCAGGAACATCAGGATCAAGTGGTTCATCTGGTACCTCAGGATCAAGTGGTTCATCTGGTACCTCAGGTGCTGCTGGAGCTAGTGGTACAAGTGGTTCATCAGGAACTAGCGGCTCATCAGGTACATCAGGTTCATCAGGTACAAGTGGTGCTGCTACTATATCTAACAATACAAACAATTATGTATTAACAGCTACTGGTACATCAACTATTAATGGTGAAGCTAATTTAACATTTGATGGATCCTATTTAAAAGTAGGAAGCGGAGCTTCAGCTAATGCTACATTAAGTGTTAAAGGATCAGGTACTACATCCGCAACTAAAAACTTTGTAGTAGAAACAGGCAATGGAACCTCAATTATGGACTTCAGAGACGACACTTATGCCTTCTTTGGATGTGGTCAAACAGGCGGTTCTGCTTCTGGATTTATTTTCCCATACAGTAATACATCTTATACTCAATTTGCTGGCTACAACTACGGAGCTGGTTCAGGAGCATATAAGTCAATCTTAATGGATACTGATACTGTTAGTCGTGATAAAGGTGTATTTGTAGGATATGATGTTTCAACTAACACTCCTCCATCATCCACAGAATTTGCTGTTAGAGGTACAGGAACAACTTCTGCTACTTATTGTGCTCAATTTGTTGATGATTCTAGAACTAGTATTCTAATAGTTAGAAACGACAAAAGAGTAGGTATTGGAACAGCAGCTCCAAGTTATCCATTACATGTAGCTCTAGATGTATCAGGTGATTCAATATATGCCTCAGGAGATATCATAGCATCTTCAGATATTAGAAAGAAAACTGAAATTCAAGTAATTGAAAATGCTATAGAAAAAATTAAAGAAATTAGAGGTGTTACTTTCTTAAAAACGGATACTGATCAAACTAAGAGAAAAATGGGTGTTATTGCCCAAGAAATTGAAAAAGTAGCCCCAGAAGCAGTTTCAACTGATTCTGAAGGATATTTATCAGTAGCATATGGTAACTTAGTAGGTCTGTTAATTGAAGGTATTAAAGAACAACAAGACCAAATAGATAACTTAAAACAAGAAATTGAAAAATTAAAAAATAAATAATTATGGGAATACAAGCCACAGGTACTTTTACTTACAATAACGCTAGTTATGATGCTCCTTATTTTAGAATAACTCCTTATTTAGCTTCTACAGGAGATGAAATTCCTGTTGAAACTAGAATGTATAAGGATTATATGACATTTGTAACTAGTTCTATCCCTACTATGGGTGGAGCTGATAGACATATAACTAGTATAGGTTTTTATATAACAGGATCTTCTCCTATTGATACTTTTGGAACAAATGTAACAGATAAGTATTTATATTGGGTAACATCAGAAGTAGTAAATCAATTAGAAGCTTTATCACCTGGAACTACTTTTACTATTACTAATATAACTACATAACAGTGGCTGTACCTTCTTCAAATATTAAAATAAATGGAGATATCTACAATGAAGCTAATGGAGGTACAGGTACAAATGTTAGTTTTAAAGATCTAGCCTCTTATAGTTATTTTCAAGGACCTAATGGAGATAATACTATCTCTTATAATGGATGGGGCCAAAGTGCCAATGTAGGATTAAATAGAATATATGGTCTTTCAGTTAGTACCTCAGGACCTTTTAGAGTAGAAGATTTCGCTAATTTAACTTATTTTTATGACCAAAGTACTTATCAAGTACAATTAACTGTAATAAATAATTTAACTCCACCTCCTCCACCTCCACCTCCACTTAATAATGATGTACAAGACTGTACCTTATCATTTTATGATAATTCAGGAACTTATCTTTATTTAGCTGGAAACTCAGGAGGTGTACCAACAGGTACTTCTTATGGACCTACAGATATATCTCAAAATAGTACCCCTATTATAGCTCAAGGTTATTGGTATATAGATGTTAATATGGATCCAGGATTTGGAGGAGGATCATGTGATATAGATATAAATGGAACAAATTATGTTGGGGGTGCTGGTATTGGAGGAGGTAGTAATTTATTTGACTGGACAACTTATGGAGCAGCGGCTGTTGCTAATTTTGGAGCAGCAACTGGATTAAGTGTAGTAGTAACTGTTTATTAATATGCCGACTGAAACTTTTATATCAACAAGACAATTTTTAGGTTATACACCTTCATCTACTTTAGAGGAAACTATTTTAAATAAATGTAAAGAAGTAGGTTCTCGATATAGATTAAGTGGAGTTAATCCAAGATATTATTTTTACACTCAAACTTTCTTACAACAGTATTTTCAAGATAAAGTAGGAATCCCACAATAAAATTTGGTTTTTTAAAATAGTTTTATTATATTAGAATAGTTATAAATCCTATATTTTTAAAAATGAAAACCTGTTATATTATTAACTTTTATTTAGGTGAAAGACGTAAACAACTTCCTGAATATACTAATGATAAACTTTTTTTGCTTAAAAAACAAATAGAATATTTATATAAAATAAAAAATTCTTTATCAAAAGTTATTTTTACTTTTAATATTAGAGAAGAAGATTATGAATATGTCTCTGAAATCTTTAAAATAGTACCTAAATTTATTAACGGTACTGAAATTGAGATAAATTTTAGAAATAATATAGGAATGAGTTTTGCTGCCTTTTCAGAATTATTTGAAAAACATAGAAGTAAATATGATTATTTTATTTTTAATGAAGATGATTATTTTTTTGTTGAGGATAATTGGGACATATATCTTAAAAATAAATTTTTAACTTCTCCAAATTGTGGTTATTTTGGAATGGTTGTTAGAGAAGCTAATGGTTGGTGTAATAACAAAAAACATTTAGGACACACCACCGGAATATCTTCAACTAAAGTATTAAATGAAGTTTATAATAAGTTAGGTTCATTACCTCATGTTTTAAGTAATAATTATAAAGATATTGAACAAGTTCAAATTGATTTTACTCATGAAATTGTAAATTTAGGATATGATATATATGATGTCAGAAATGAATATATTGTTGATTTTGCTTTAACTGAGTCCCCTCAAGATGTGTGGATCTTTTTTGATTGGAATGAAAAATATTTATTTAGATCTATTTTATCCTTAATATCTAATAATTATACTTATTGGATTTCTTATGATGATGAATTTAAACTTCATAAAACATAAAATATTATGGAAAATATACATTTATGGATATCAGATATAGGTACGTACTTTGATCGTAATGTTAATATTATATCATGGAGTGATGATTATAAAATAATTTTAGGTAAATATAATTCAATTGGAAGAGATTGTAACTTTTTTCTTCATGCTAACCATAGATCTGATTGGATAACTACATCTTCTCAATTATGGGGACCTGTTACTCCTGAAATTGCTCAAATGCATATGGATATGGGACATCCAACTTGTAAAGGAAACATTATAATTGAAAATGATGTTTGGATTGGTGCTAAATCAACTATAATGTCAGGTGTTAAAATTTCAAATGGTTCCATTATAGCAGCTGGATCAACAGTAACTAAAGATGTTCCCCCATATGCTATTATAGCAGGAAACCCAGGCAAGATTGTAAAATATAGATTTACAGAAGAACAAATTAAAAAATTATTATTAATTTCTTGGTGGAACTGGGATGAACAAAAAATTAAAGATAATGCTATGATAATGTGGTCAAATAATATAGAAAGTTTTATTGATAAATTTATAAATGGATAAATTAAAAATATACGCTCATTGTTCTTATATAGGAAATACAGGTTATAACCACCATACAAGAGATTTTTTTAGAGAATTAAATAAATATTTACAACTAAAAATTAGAAATTTTTCTATAGGAAATTCTTGGGAGGGTATGTCTGACACTCCCCATAATGGTGAGAGTTATTTAACTGATATTGATAAAAGTATGTTGTATCAACAAACTTTATGGACTCAAAAACCACATCGAACTGATATATTAATGTACCCATCAGACTCTAAAAATTTTAGACCGGATATTAATTTAGTATTAAGTGAAACTAATCACCATTATTTTTATGATAGTTATGTTGGTCCTAAAATAGCTTATAATGTTTGGGAATCTACTTTACAACCTGAAGAATATTTTGAAAAATTAAAAGAATTTGATGAATTATGGGTTCCGTCAAAATGGCAAAAAGAAGTAACAATAAAACAAGGATATGATTCTGATAAAATTAAAGTAGTTCCTGAAGGTGTAGATACTAATATTTTCTACCCTGAAGAAACAACCCATGAACTAACATCAGATGGTAGATTTAAATTCTTTTTAGCAGGTAGATGGGATTATAGAAAATCAACTAAAGAAATTATTGAAACATTTTTAAATACATTTACAAATAATGAACCTGTTGATTTAATTGTTTCTATAGATAATGTTTTTGGTAAAGAAATTGATGGGTTTGAAACAACAGAAGAAAGACTAGCTCATTATAATTTAATAGATCCACGTATTAAAATAGTTCATTTTCCTTCAAGAGAAGATTATATTAAAATATTAAAATCATGTAATGTATTTTTATCTTGTTCCCGTTCTGAAGGTTGGAATTTACCTTTAATTGAAGCAATGGCTTGTGGAACACCTTCAATTTACTCCAATTGTTCAGGCCAACTTGAATTTGCCCAAAATAAAGGAATACCAGTAAATATTTTAGGAGAAAAACCAGCTGATATAAACTCATATGCTAGATATAAAATGAGTGATCTTCCAGGTAACTATTATGAACCTGATTTTAATCATTTACAATTAATGATGATGTATTCTTATATAAAACATGATGAATGTAAAAAAAGAGCATTAAAAGAATCAGAAGAAATTAGACGTAATTTTAGTTGGGAAAATATAGGAAAAATAGGTTATAACACATTATTAGAATTTCATAAAAAACATCCCCATATCCCTCAAAATAATAAAATAAACATTAGTTATTTAGAAGGTCCTAAAGTAGAAATCACAGGAGAAAATGATCAGGAATATTATATTGAATTTTTAGATGAAAATAATAATATTGTTCATAAAGATACTATTACAAATAATATGTGGACTAAATGTTCTAGAGTGTATTATACTAAATGGAAAATTAAAGTTAATGGAGATATAATAGATGAATTTACTTTAGATAATAAACGGGTATTAATAGCTTTAGACTCAAAATCAATAGGTGATACAATAGCATGGGCACCATATGCTGTTGATTTTGCTAAAAAACATAATTGTAAAGTTATTTTAAGTACATTCCATAATAATTGGTTTAAAGAATTAGAACCATATAAAGATATTGAATTTTTAGAACCTGGCCAGTCTACAAAATGTGATGTTAAATATCAAATAGGATGGTTTAAAGGAGATTCTGGTAAATGGAATAAATTTGAAATGTATCCTAACCAAGTAAATTTAATTCCTTTACAACAAACAGCTACAGATATTTTAGGTTTAGAATTTAAAGAATTAAACTATGGAATTAATTTTAATATAGGATTAAGACCAAAAAAGAAAAAATATATAGTTTTTGGACCACAAGCAACTTCAGGATGTAAAGAATGGACTTATAATAATTGGAAATCATTAGCTAAAATGTTAAAACAAATTGGTTATGATATAGTTGTTATAACAGGAACTGAATATAAAATATCTTATGGTTTAAATCTGTATGGTAAATCATGGGATGAGGTAGCTACTTATTTACATTACGCCGAAGCCTTTATAGGACTAGGTTCAGGATTATCTTGGATCAATTGGGCATTAGGAAATCATACTTATATGATTAATGGTTTTGTTAAAGAAGGGCATGAATTTACTTCTAATTTAACTAAAATAACAAATGATTTATGTATAAAATGTTGGAATGATCCAGTACATATTTTTGATGCTGGTGATTGGGACTGGTGCCCCGTCTATAAAGGAACTGAATATCAACATATATGTCAAAAATCAATAACACCCTTACAAGTATTTAATAAATTAAAATTATGATAGATTTTACAACTTTTGATTGGGGTACCGCCAATGATTGGTACAAAGAACAAATTATTAAAGAATTTTCAAACTATAATTTATACACTAGACTTTTTGAAGTTGAAGAAAATGATATTGTTGTTGACTTTGGAGCTAGCAATGGTCCTTTTCCTTTTGTAATTAAAGAAAAAAACCCAAAACATGTTTACTGTTTTGAACCTAGTAAAGAAGAATTAACATCTTTAAAAAATAATCTTAATGGTTTAAATTATACAATAATACCTAAAGGTATATCTAATATAGATGGGTATGATGAATTTGAAGTATATGGTTCTGTTAATAAAATTGAAACAGTTGAAAGTATAAGATTTAAAACTTTTATTGATGAATATAACATTTCCAGCATTGATTTTTTAAAAACAGATTGTGAGGGAGGTGAGTATGAAATATTCAATAGAGAAAATATTTGGTGGATAAAAGAAAATATTAGAAAAATAGTAGGTGAATGGCATTTAGAAACTCCAAAACAAAAAGAACAATTTAGAGAGTTTAGGGATATATATTTAAAATTATTCCCAAACCATGATTTATTTTCAGTTGATGGTCAAGGTATTAAATGGGATTTGTGGAATGAACATTTTATAGAATATTATAATCAAGTTATAATCCATATTGATAATCGTTGAATAAAAAACCATGAGTAATATATTGTATGTTATAGATGGTTATTTAACTTCTAAAGATAAATTTGAAGTCACCCTTGAATTAATTAACCAACTTAAAAAATTAGACCCCCAAAGAAAAATATTATTAATTAATAAATTTAATAATTCTTGGGGTATTGAACAATATGTTGACTATTATTGTGAATATCTTGATGGTTTTTTAGTAGGATATCCTCCTAATGATGTATTAGAAAATAAACAATATGATATGCCTTATGTGTATTTTGAGGTAGAAGGAAAAACATTAGAAAATTGGATGCCTCTAGAAGGAGTATCAGACCATGTGGCCAATGTTTATAACGGTTTTATATTTGCATCTAAAGAAGCTAAAAAACTTGGATATGAAAAAGTTTTTAGGATTGAGTATGATATGTTGTTTGATGAAGTTGAATTTCAAACCATATTAGATGACCTTAATAAATTTGAAAATGAAGAATTTTTAATATATGGTAAACGTCAAGAAGGTAAATGGGCACAAAATTACCAATTTTTAATTGATTTACATTTTTGTGGATACTCAAACAAAACACTTCAGGGATTTGATTATGTGAAAAACGATAATGAATTTTGGTCTTTATGTAAAAAAATAGGATATGTTGGTAAATGGAGTGAATATATTCTTGCTATGGTGTTTAATTATAATTTAAAAGAAAACATTCAAGGAACTTTTTACCATAATTTTACTCGAACTCAATTTCCAAATTCCCAATTTGATAGAATTTCATCCTCAGGTTTATGGACTGATAAATGGAAAGACATTCCAAAGATAGCTAGACTTGATGTTGATGGTGGTCACAAACCTGATAAAAACAGATTAGTACTTTTTTATTTAAATATGGATTATGATTCTGTTGATGTTGAAATAGTTTCAAACAAAGGTTATTATAAAAAAGTAACCTTATCTCCTAAAGCTTGGTGTTACGATATTATTGATAGACAAGAAGATATGGTTTTTATGAGTAAAATGATGTATGATAATAAAGAACATACAATAACTACTTATGTGAATAATGACACATATGATAAACTTAATTGTAGATTTATAGCAAAATGAATATATTAATTCCTTTAGGTGGTGTAGGAAAAAGATTTTCTGAATATGGATACCATATGCCTAAACCTTTAATTAAAGTTTTAGGTAAAGAAATTATTTTTTGGCTTTTAGACTCTTTAAAAATAACTAAAGATGATAAAATTTTTATTCCGTATAATGAGTATCTAGAATATTATAATTTTAGTGAAATTATAAATTCAAAATATCCTAATATCCAATTAGCTCCTATTCCTAATACTAGAGGAGCTTCTGAAACTGTATTAATGGGGTTAGATTGTTTTAAAATTGAAGGTAAAGTTATTGTTTTAGATGGGGATACTTGGTATGAAGAAAATATACTTGAAAAAATTAAAACAGTAGAAGAAAACTCTGTTCTTTATTTTGAATCTAAAAATCCAAACCCTATTTATTCTTATATTCAAATAAAAGATAACTCAATTATTAATATAAAAGAGAAAATTAAAATTTCAAATAATGCTAATAGTGGTTGTTATGTTTTTAAAGATTCTCAAACATTAAAAAAACAAATATTAGAAATTGGATTTAAAAATGAACATGAATTATATACTTCTCAAGTTATAGAAAAAATGATTGAAAAAGGGGAAAAATTTATTCCTATTAAAGTCACAGATTTCCATGTACTTGGAACCCCCCAACAAATTATCCAGTTTTCTAAAACATATGATATTCCAAAGAAGAGATTTTGTTTTGATTTAGATAATACATTAGTCACATACCCTAAAATTAAAGATGATTATACTTCAGTAGAACCAATACTTGACACTATTAATTATTTAAAAAAATTAAAAGAAAAAGGTCATACTATTATTATTTATACTGCTAGAAGAATGAGAACCCATAGTGGTAATATTGGAGGAGTAATAGCTGATATTGGAAAAATTACAATTGAAACATTAGAAAAATATAATATTCCATATGATGAGTTATATTTTGGAAAACCTTATGCTCATTATTATGTTGATGATTTGATGATAAATCCAAAAACTGATTTAAATAAAACATTAGGGTTTTATATGGAAGATGTTTCTGCTAGACATTTTAATGAAGTTGAAATAGGAAATACATTTATAAAAAAATCTTTAGATCCTAAACTTCAAGGTGAAATAGAATATTATAAGTGGGTTCAAGATAATGGAACTGAAGAAATTCAAAAATTGTTTCCTAAATTAATTTCTTATACTAATAATAGTTTAGAACTTGAAACAATTGAAGGTATTAATTTTAGTACAATGTATGTAAATAATATTCTCACAACTGATCATCTTCAACTTTTATTTGATAAAATAAAATTATTACATAATAATATAGAAAACAATGAAATATATTATAGTTACCCTAATTTAAGTGATAAATTTTCTAAAAGAATAGCCATGTATGATTATAAACTATATGGTGTAAATGAAGATGATATTATACAAATTAAAGACCAATTAACCTATATTGAAAATGAAGGTTATAAAAGTGTAATGATTCATGGAGATTGTGTTTTTAGTAATATATTATTAACTACTGTGGAGGATATAAAATTTGTTGATGTTAGAGGAATAGTAGGAACTAAAAAAACTTGTTATGGTTTATCTCTTTATGATTATGCTAAAATATATCAATCATTAATAGGATATGATGAAATATTAATGGATAAAAAAATTAAAAAATCATATAAAGACAATTTATTATCTTTTTTTAAAAATCAAGTAAATGAAGACTTTGAAAAAATAAAAATAATTACTAAATCATTAATTTTGTCTTTAATTCCTTTACATAATGATCCTGATAAAATAAAAAAATATATTAAATTAATTAATACTTTTTAAAAAATAATAATATTTATCGCTAAATGGCACTTATATTAAAACAAATATTTGCTACAGGCTCAGACCAAATTTCACAAAACTATTCTATTGAGTCTTGGCATGTATCTCAATCAGTTGATGCTCTAACAGGAGCAGCTGCTTATGATATTACAATTTCAGGATCATTAACTTTAACAGGTAGTGTAAATTCTTTAGATGGATATACAGGTAGTTTAAAAGGTAATGTGACTGGTACAGCAGACTCAGCTAGTAAAGCAAGTCAAATAGTAGTTAGCAGTAGTGTAACTTCAACAAATCAATTTTTAGTGCCTTTTGTAGCAGATAGTACTTCTGGTTATCCTAAATACTCTACATTATTAGTTGATTCAGGATCAGATTATTCTGGTTTATGGTATCAACCATCTACAAACGCGTTATCTGCTTCTTTATTTATAGGAAACTTAACTGGAACTTCTTCTTGGGCAACAAATGTAGTTAACTCACCATCAGTTTCATCTGTTGAAGGAACATATTTTCCAAGTGGTAGTGTTAAAGTTACAGGAGCTTCACTTAAATTTATTGCTGGTGCTGATAAAACAGGTAACCCAGCTACTGCTTCTGTTACTATTACTGAATTAAGTGGTAAAACTTTAGGATTAAATTGTTTTGTAACAGCCACAGTTTCTGGAAGTGCAGGTGTTGGAAATGGTATAGTAGTAAATGGTTTGGCTGGTAATATATTAGAATTTGAAACCCAAACTTTTGACACAGACTTTTTCTATACAATAACGTATATTTAAAAAAAACACCATATTTATCACTGAAAGGGTTTCTACTTAATTGTTTTTATAATAATGAACTTTTGAACAACTTTAACATATTTATAATAGAATAAATTAAAACACAAACATGGCAGAAACACTTTTATCTCCAGGCGTATTAGCAAGAGAAAACGATTTAACAGTTACCGGCCAAGCAGCAGCTACTATTGGAGCAGCTATTGTTGGTCCAACAGTAAAAGGTCAGCCTTATGTTCCAAGAAGAATTACTAGCTTCTCAGAATATTTGACTTATTTTGGCGGTACGTTTTTGAGTGGTTCGACTCAATACACTTATTTCACATCAACAGCAGCTTATAACTACTTCCAAAACGGAGGAGAAAGTTTATGGGTTACTAGAGTAGCTAGTGGTTCATTCACAGCTGCATCAGCAATTTCAATTACCGGTAGTCAAAATGACGGTGATGTTACAGGTATTATTAACACAGTTGAATTAGGCGCTGCTTCAAACCTTAACTCATCAGCTTCATTTACTATCGCTCCATTAAGTTATGGAGCTAACCAAAACAGTTCAGGTAGTATAGATGCTAGTGGTTCATTAACAAATGGTACTATTGATAACTTACGTTATGAAATTGTATCACCAAATACAGCTTCAGGAACTTTTTCATTATTAGTAAGAAGAGGAGATGATAATACAAATAGTAAAGTTGTATTAGAAACTTGGACTAACTTATCATTAGACCCAACTCAACCAAACTACATTGAAAGAGTAATTGGTAACCAAACATTTACAGTTGCTACAGGCTCAAATGGTAAATATGAGTATGTAAATACTTCTGGAAACTATCCAAATAGAAGTAATTATATTACTATTACTTCAGTACCATATAAAACTCCTTATTTCTATGATAACAATGGAAATGCTAAAGCTGAGTTTACAGCTTCAATCCCAGTAGCTCAACAAGGTTACTTTGGAAATGCTATAGGTAATTTAGGAACTAGTGGAGCCGATAAATACTACAACAATATTACTTCTACTAACATTCAAGGTTTAAGTGCTGCTAATATTACTGGTGGTATTGATATCATGTCAAACCAAGATGAATATGCTTATAATGTAATCGCAGTACCAGGTTTAGCTTATGACAATGCTACTGGTATAACTTCATTAAATACTTTAGTAAACAATACTACAAACAGAGGAGATGCTATTGCAGTGATCGATATGGCTTTATATGGTAGTACAGTTACAGCGGTATCTCAATACGCTAATACAATAGATACTTCATACGCTGCTACTTACTGGCCTTGGGTTCAAACAGTTGATCCATTAACAGGTGAATTTACTTGGGTTCCAGCTTCTACTATGATTCCAGCGGTATATGTTAATAACGACACAATTGCTGCTCCATGGTTTGCTCCAGCTGGTTTGAATAGAGGAGGTATTATAAACGCTATTAGTGCTGAAAAGAAATTAACTAATAGTGATAGAAATACACTTTACCAAAACAAAGTAAACCCAGTAGCTACTTTCCCAGGACAAGGAGTTGTAGTATATGGTCAGAAAACATTACAAACTAGAGCTTCTGCTTTGGATAGAGTAAATGTTAGAAGATTGTTAATTGCTTTAAAAACTAGAATCAGCGATATTGCTAATAACTTAGTATTTGAACAAAATACAGTAGCTACTCGTACTAGTTTCTTAAACCAAGTTAACCCATATTTAGAATCAGTTCAACAACAACAAGGTTTGTTTGCTTATAAAGTAATTATGGACGATTCAAATAACACAGCAGATGTAATTGATAGAAATGAATTAATTGGTCAGATCTATTTACAACCAACTAAAACTGCTGAATTTATTTATTTGGATTTCAACATTTTACCAACAGGAGCTACTTTCCCGGGTTAATTTTTTAAAGATAGAATATTTATAATAAAATAATAAAATGGCAATACTAAACGCAAACGAAATTTTCTTTACCGCCTTTGAACCAAAGACTCCAAATAGATTTATTCTATACATAGACGGTATTCCGGCATACTTAATCAAAGGTGTTAACGCTGTTACATTGAGCCAACCTGAAATTGTTCTTAACCATATTAACGTTTATAGAAAAGTTAAAGGTAGAACTACATGGGGTGATATTCAGATGACATTGTTTGATCCTATTACACCATCAGGAGCTTTGTCTGTAATGGAATGGGTACGTATGCATCATGAATCAGTAACAGGTAGAGATGGTTACTCAGACATGTATAAAAAAGACTTAACCATTGATATCTTAGGTCCAGTAGGTGATATTGTATCAGAATGGGTAATTAAAGGAGCCTTTATTAAAGAAGCCAACTTCGGTGATTATAACTGGGATACAGCTGATGCCGCTGTGAACCTTACAATGACTGTTGGTATGGATTATTGCGTATTGAATTTCTAATTTTAAAAAGAAAACATAAAAAGCTCGCGAGAAATCGCGAGCTTCTTTTTTTCTGGCATATTTATATATGATATAAAAAGTTATAACAAAAATAGATTATGGAAAATAACGAAACTCAAGTTGTTCAAGAAACATCAAAATTTAAATTCCCTTCCGAGCACGTAGAATTACCTTCAAAAGGATTATTGTATCCTAAATCAAGCCCACTTCATTCAGGAACTATTGAAATGAAGTACATGACTGCTAAAGAAGAAGACATTTTAACTAACCAAAATTACATTTCAAAAGGTATTGTAGTTGACAAATTACTTCAATCATTAATTCTTACAAAATGTGATTATGATGAGTTATTAGTAGGTGATAAAAATGCTATAATGGTAGCTGCTCGTGTATTAGGTTATGGTTCTGATTATAGTTTTACCTATGAAGGAAATGAATATAATGTTGAGTTAGGTGAATTAGATAATATTGAATTAAGAGAAGATCTTATCGATGAACCAGGTGTTAACTCTTTCAAATTTACTTTACCAAAATCTAAAAATGAAATTACATTTAAATTATTAAATGGTAAAGATGAAAAAATTATTGAAGGAGAAATTAAAGGTATCCAAAAAATTAATAAAAATGCTTCTCCAGAAACAACTACAAGATTAAAACATATGATCTTATCTATTAATGGAGATGATGATAGAAAAACAATTCGTGATTTTGTAGATAATTATATGTTAGCTGCTGACTCTAGAGCCTTAAGAGAATATATTAAAAGTATCCAGCCAGATATTAATATGACTTTTACTCATACTACAGAGGACGGCGTTGAGGAGGACGTTCGTATACCAATTAATCTCAACTTTTTTTGGCCTGACTTCGGACTATAGACTTTATTTATTTAAACAAATACATGAAATAGTATTTCATGGTAAAGGTGGTTATGACTGGCATACTGTCTATAACATGCCTATCTGGTTAAGAAAATTTACTTTTAAATTAATGCTTGACCATTATGATGAAGAAAATAAATCAAATTCATCAGGGGGAGATTCTTCTTCAACAGAAATTGATTTTAATAATCCATTAGCAGCTGCCCAAACTTACAGACAGAATGTAAGAAAATAATAAAAGCTATATGTTTAAATATTTATAACATATAACTTAATTGTAAGATGGCTAAACAAACAGGTAAAGATAAATCCCAAACTCCTCCTAAGGATGATAAAGTTGAAGCTATAAGGAAAAAAAACTTAGAGGAGTCTAATAGATTATTAGCTGAACAGCTAAATCTTGTTGGTCAAATTAAGGACAAAATAACTTTTTTAAATAAAGCTAATAAAGAAAACTATACCCAAAATAATTTAGCAGTAGAATCAGTTAAAAAAGCTACTAAATTAACACAATCATTAGCATCACAATATAACTCTATTAATGACATCCAAAAAGACTTAGCTAAAAATGATAAATTAATAAATGAAATAGCTAGACAAAAAATTACTCTTGAAAAAGAAATAGGTAAAGAAGGAACTGAAAGACTTAAAAACATTAAAGAACAAGAGAAAGGTTTAGATAAATCAAAAGAATTATTATCTAAATTAAGAGAACAAGAAACATTAGGAGTTAAAGGTGCTAAAGAAAAAGCAGATGAATTAGCCCGACAATATTTTGAACAAAGCAACGCTTTAATTGCTGAAAAAGAAAGTCTTAGTATTGAAGAACAAAATTATTCTTTATTACAACAAACAAGCAAAACTTTAGAAGCTAATAATGAGTATTTAAATGAATCTCTTGAAACCCAAAAAGCTCTTACTTCTACAACTGCTGAAACTTTTGATAAAATTGATAGTGCCTTAAATAAAATTGGTGCTGGTGGTATATCAAAATATCTCAAACTTAAGGATTTAAGTACCGAAATGAAAAGATTTCGTTACGAAATGACAGAAGGTGGTACTAAACCATTAAAAGGATTTCCTGGCCTTCTTAAAAGAGCAGCTATTGGTTTTAAATCTTTAGGATCAGTAATTTCAACTGTTTTTAGTCCTTTAGCAATGATAGGTTTTTTCATCAGCGGTGTTCAAAAATTATTTGGACATCTTAAAAAAGGTTATCAAGAAGGATTAGAAGCTGCTAAAAAAATATCTGGAGAAAATGTTTCATTAGCTAGGAGTTTAGGTTTAGCTCAAGGGGCTGCTTCTAAACTAGCGGGTGCTGTAAGAGGAATGGGACCAACTCAAGCCGCCTCAGTACAATCAGCTGAAGCTTTGTATGGTGCTATGGGTGGTACTGAAAAGTTAAGCCAAAAAACATTAAAAACCTTTATTGGATTAAATACATTCGCTGGAATGTCCGCAGAAAACTTAGCTGATATTCATAAATTTGCTAAATTATCTGGAGACGATTCAGGAGTAGTAGCAGAACATATGGCTGATGCTGCTTTATCTGCTATTAAAAATAATAAATTAGCAGTTAGTCAAAAAGTATTATTAGGAGATGTAGCCAAAACTTCAGATGTAATTAAGTTAAGATTTAAAGGCCAAGAAGGAGAATTAGTTAAAATTGTAGCAGACGCTAAAAAATATGGTTTAGAATTAGCTAAAGCTGAAGATATAGCAAATAGTTTATTAAATATTGAAGACAGTTTAGCTGCTGAAATGGAAGCTGAACTCTTAACAGGTAAAGAATTAAACCTTGAAAAAGCTAGAGAAGCTGCTTTAAATGGTGATGTAGCTACATTACAAGAAGAAATAGCTAAAAATGCTGGCTCTATTGAAGAGTTTAATAAAATGAATGTTGTTCAACAGGAAGCATATGCTAAAGCTGTTGGTTTAAGTAGACAGGATTTAGCTAAAATGTTATCTGACCAAAAATCCAACCTAGCATTAAATGGTAATTTGGTTGATGAACAAGAAGACGGATTAGCAGCAATGAAATCAGGAGTTAGTTTAGCTGAAAGAGAAGAAGAAATTGAAAGAGCTAAACAAGCCGCTTCTTTAGGTTATTTTAAAGCTTTAGATCCTTTAGTTCAAAAGATTAGAGAAGCAGCCATTAGAGTTAAAAAAGTATTTGCAGACTGGTTTGGTGAAAAATTACAAAAATTATTAACAGATCCTGAAGTAAAAAAGTTTATTAATGACATGCCTGATAATGCTGAAAAACTGGCTAAGCGTGTTACTGGTATGTTAGATAAGATTGGAGAATTTGTTAAGAATAATCCTATTATTTCAACTTTAGGATACTTATTTGGAGGTAAAGTAGCTGGAGGTGCTATAAGAGCAGCAGGTACTATACTTGGAAATGTAGGAACATTTTTAGGAAGAAAAATGTTTGAAGGACTAGGATGGAAAAAGAAACAAATTGGTGATAAATCTAACCCTTCCTATACAATTGTTGAAAACCTACCAGAAAGTCTTAGCAAAAATATTCCTGACTCATTAAAAGGTCCACAACAAGATAAAAATGGTCAATTTAGAGATGAAAAAGGCAGATTTGCTAAAGATCCTTCTAAAGAAGCTGTAGACGCTGTTAAAGAGGCTTCAGAAGCACAAAAAGAAGAATCTAAAGAACAAACTAATAGTCTTAAAAAACAAGCCAATAAAAACTCTAAAGAACAATCTAATTTAACTAAAAAAGCATCTCGTGATATAAAAAGACAAACTGATAAAAATGCTAGAGATACTAAACGAACTATGCAAAAAGCTAGTCGCGATATTAGTAGATCAAATAGACAACAATCAAGTAGACTTAGAAGAATAACTTCTGGTTTAAGTAGAAATGTTAAAAAATTAGGACGAGATTCTAAAAAGATGTTTAGAGACTTAAACAGAAGTATGAAAGGTATGTTTAGAAGTTTAAAAACTAAAATGAGTGGTTTATTTAGAAATCTAAATAATGCTGTTAGAAGAATTGGAAAAGGAGGAGGAGGAATGGGAGGCATGTTAGGTATGTTAGGTCCAATAGGTATGGTTGCTGGATTAGCATTATCAGCAGGCACTGCTTTAGCATCAGGAGAAGGTCTAGGTGGCGCTTTAGAAGCTATAGACCCAACAGGATTAGTAGGAGCTGTTAGAGACAGAAATGATAATGATATGGGTGGTGACATGGGCGGCGGTTATGATATGGAAATGGCCGCTGGAGGTATTGTTAACAAACCAACAAAAGCATTAGTAGGTGAAGCAGGACCTGAAGCTGTAATTCCATTAAGAGAATTTTATGCTAAAATGGATGAATTAATAGCTGCAGTTAAACAAGGAGGAAATGTTTATATGGATAGTAGAAAAGTAGGTGAAAGCTTAGTAATAGGTGGATACAAAATGGGATAATCAATATTTATAATAAAAATAAATTATGGCACTTTTAGATAGCTTTAAAACATCAAACTTAACAATTAATAAAGACCCTCAAAAGTATAGCCAGGTTTCTAGATTAGATAATGTAAACGCTGGTGCTTCTATATTAGATATTGATAGTAGACAACCTAGTACTTATAGTCAAGTTTCAAAATTAGATAATCCAAATGCTTCAACTTCTCAATTAAATAGAGATGATGCTATTGCTGGTAAATCACCTCAAAAATACACAGTTAAAGATTAATAAATGAGTTTAAAAAATTTATTAACTAATCCTCAAGATTTTAAGTACACCTATAATTCACGAAAAGGTGTAACTGATACTTATCAGCCATATACTGAAAAAGGATATCCTACTGGAGGAGCAGGTAATAATTTTAAAAACTTAAAATATAGTGGTGATTCACCTGGAGGAGGTAATAGTCCTTTTTTAAATAAATTTAACAAACAAGATTGGGTTAAAAACCCAATTCCTGCTTTTCCAGCCCAAGATATTCCTGGATTAGGTCTTGACCAACTTGTTAGAGGAGGAACAGCTCTTAAAACAGCTGTCCCTAGAGATATTAATAGAATGACCCGTTTTCTTTCTTCAGAAAATGGAATAGTTTTTTTAGCTAAACAGTTTGGTTTATATGTAGCTGAACAAATACAATTATATGGTCCTGATCAAACAAAATGGAAAGTAACATATAATCCAACTTCACCTTTAGTTAACACAACTTTAGCCCCAACAGGTCTTCATTTAGCAAATGTTATTTTATCTAATGGTGGTCCTTCAGGAGTAAACCAAGGTGCTGGTTATTTATATGGTCAACCTAATTTATTAATTCCTAGAGAAACTAGAAGTCAATATGGTGAAGGTAAAACATATTTACAAAAACCAAAAGATTTTGGTAATGAACAAAACATAAAGGATAGAGTTGATAAAATAACAACTGCTGCTTTATACAGAGACTTAACAGCAAAATCTGATTTAGTAAAAGCAGATACAGTTCCTTTTTATATAACTGTTATTAACAATGATGGTAGTGGAAATAATACTTACATTCATTTTAGATCATATATAGAAGGTTTAGCTGATAGTTTTGGTGCTGATTGGGGTACTCAAAAATATATGGGTAGAGGAGAAAATTTTTACTTCTATAATGGTTTTTCTAGAGATATTTCATTCACATTTAAAGTACCTGTATTATCAGCTTTTGAACAACGATCTGTATATTCAAAATTAAATTATTTAGCATCAATAATGGCCCCTGATTATTCAAATGGTGGGTTTATGAGAGGTAATTTAATAAAATTAACTATTGGAGATTATTTAAAAGATGTTCCTGGAGTATTAACTTCTTTAAATTATACTATTAATAATGATGCTGGTTGGGATATTGGTTCTGAAGATAATAAATCTAACAATAATACAGGAGGATGGGTTATGCCTAAATTAATTGAAATATCAGGATTTAACTTTAAACCTATACATTCTTTTATACCTAAAACAGTTAATCCTGATTATATTACTACAGGAAATGGTGGATTTGTAGATGCTCCTTTTATAAATTATGGTAAATTAAACAGTGATACAAACAATGGTGGAGGATACGGTGGGGGTGTTATAAAAATAAAAGAAAAACCTAATCCTCAAACACCTATTACACAAAATCAAGACCTAACTGGAGGAGCAACTCCTCTATAATAATCTATGTAACTAATGGCTAACAGATACAATTCAATACCGTTAAAATCTAGTCAAGGAACTCCAAATAAGTTCCCTACAGCTATTTATCAAACAGTTAAATACCCAGAAATACCATTATCAGTAAATGATACATATGCTATAACAACTTTAGGTGATAGATTAGATTTGTTAGCCCAACAATTTTATGGAGATTCAAGTTTGTATTGGATAATAGCTTGTGCTAATCCGGATAAAATAGGATTTTCATCGTTATTTATAAATGAAGGAACAGAAATTAGAATACCTTCAAACGTTTCGCAAATAAAAGCTTTGTACAATCAATTAAATACAGTCTAAAAAAATGGGTAAAAGAGGAAATATTACAGGTGAATCCTTTGATGTTGAGGTTATAAAACAAATTGAAGCAAGACAAACATTTATGGGTGTAAACCCAAAATTAGATAAACATTTACTTTATCAAAATAACAAAACAGCGTTTGTTAGATTAGCTTCTTCTATTAATATAGAATCAAATAATTTACTCTCTAATCAAACTTCTAATCTTTTTGGTCTTCAAACACCTCCAACTCTAAGTATTTTTGATCAAGAAACATCTACACCACAAGATTTTTTAACAGAAGAATCTACAAAACCACTCCAAGATAGAAATCTTCCAACTTTTTTACAAGGAAAATCTTTAGCAGAAGAATGTGTTTTATTTGGTGGAACAGTCTCTGTTAACACCGATGATAAAACATTTGCTCAAAAATATGGGGTAGGTGAAGGAGATAACAGCCCAAAAGGATATGGAACTGAAAACATTGACCTATCATCAACTTCAGTTTATGGTTGGGGTGGATTAGGAGAACAAGGTTATAGACCAATGCCTGGTATTTTAGATGCCAATATTTCTTATTATAACAGAGGTGCTTTAGCTAAAGCAACTGTAAATTGTAAAGTATATTCTGTAGAACAACTTCAAATATTTGATTTATTATATTTAAGAATTGGTTATACAATGCTTTTAGAATGGGGACATAATATTTACATTGATAATACTATAAGAGATAACCAATGGGATCCTAATTTAGTTAATAGACCTACTTTTTATACCAAACCGTTTAATAAATTTTTTGATAACAAATCAACCCAAAATGATATTATAGATTCTATTAAAGAACAAAGAAAAGATGACTATTACAACTATGACGCTATGTTAGGTAAAGTTGTAAACTTTACTTGGAAATATAATAATGATGGATCTTATAATATTACTTTAAATTTAGTTGGTTTAGGAGATGTAATTGAAGCCCTTAAAATAAATACCTCAGTAGCAGGAAATACAGGAGCTAAACCTTCAGATCTATTAAATGAAGAAGAAATAAAAGCAAGAGAACTTGAAGCTGAAATTGAACGAATAGAAGGCCAAGTAACTGCAGCGGAAAATGCCGTTGTCTCAGCCCAAGCTGCTTTAGATGAAGTATCAGATAGCACTGATTTACTAACAGCCACTGTTGAAACTTTTATCACTAGAGTAGGAAAGTTAAGTTTAGATACCGCCTTATCTACAGCAACTGTAACAAAAATATATTCTCAAGGTAAACTTGATACAACAGGGGCCATCATAGATGACAATGTTGCAGGTTCGGCTTTCAGAAACATTACTCTTGGAGCAGTTAATGCAGGACTTTCAGCATTAGTTCAGTCAAAGGGAGGTAGTAGTGGTCAAGTTTCTCTTTTAGCTGGATTAAAAAATCCTTTACCTAAAATCAATGATTCTTTACTTCTTCAATATATTGATAAAAAAGATTTTGTCAACTCAGATAAACTAATAAATCAACTATTTGCTGATATAGAATCTTCATCTAGTGATTTTCAAACTAGTATACGACGTATAATCTTTAAAGCACTTAACCCAGGACTTTACTCAAAAGAATCACAAATTATAATTGATCTTTTTAATGGAGGAAAACCAGTTTCCCTTAGTAAAAAAACAGGACCAGGAGCTGTAACTGCATCAGAATACTCTCGTTTACTTACTATAGAATCAAATAGAGTAAAAATAAGTGCTGGGGTAACTCCCCTGGATACAACAAAAAAACCATTAGATTATTCATATTCTGAAATTAAAAGTGAGTTACTAAAGATATATAATAAAGTAAAAGAAGAAGGAAACCAAAAAAATGAATTAGCCAAAAATGCCGCAGGTGCTTTAGCAAGAGCAACTGCAACAAAACAAGCAGCACAAAGACGTCTTAAACAAGCTCAACAAGAATTAGCTCTTTTAAAAGAAAAATTTGAAAATTTTCCACAATCTGCTGCAGAATATAGAGATAAAAGTAATTTTAATAGACAATTATATCTTTGGATTGAATATATTAAAAATTCAGCTAATAAAACAACTGGTGAAATTAAAGAAACTATAGAATTAAATGATATTCAAAAACAAGTTATAGAAAGAACTTTAAAAGATCAAGGATTTACTAAAGAACAAATAACAGAAGAATTTAAAAAATTTACAGGTGAACAATTAAACAATATAAAAAATCCTGATTTTTGTAAATTAAATTTTCAAGCAGTATCCCATGATGCTTCAACTGGAAGATCAACATTTGATATTACTCAATATTATGTTAGATTTGGTTATATGTTAGATTGGATGACTTATAACTTACTTATTTATGATGATAGTAAAAAATTTGATATCCCCCAAATAACTACTCCTATATCAGGTTCTACCCCAGGAATGACAGCATCCAAAGGACACCCTTATCTAACTATAGATACAGATGTTGAAGCAAATATTTTAAAACATTTTCCTTCTCAAATCTCCTCAGATCCTAAAATTTGTATTATACCTATAAATTATACTAAACAATTTAAAGGAAAAAAATCAAATACAGTTACAGATTCTAAAACTAAAAAACAAACAACAACAATTGAAGATTTTGAAGCAAATTTTAATTGGATTAGTCTAAATGGAACAAACCCAAATCAACCTAACTTAAAAAATTATTTTATTGAAGGTGAAAAAGATGCCGCCCGATTAATGAATATAATGGTTAATATTGATTTTGTAGCTGATACTTTAGCCCAAAACGTTGATCCAAATGGTAAAGTAACATTATTAAGTTTTTTAAATAGTGTTTGTATGTATATTTCTGATACTTTAGGGGGTGTAAATAAATTAAACACAGTCTATGATGGAGACTCAAACCAAATAAAAATTGTTGATGAGAATGGAATTGGTTTAAGTTTTAATAAAGTAGAAGTTAAAAAGGCTGAACCAGTTATTCCTGAAATAGGAAGGTTTAGAGCTTATGGTTTACAACCAAGTACCCAAGGTAGTTTTTTAAATGACATTGATTTCCAAGTCCAATTACCTCCTAATATGGCTTCTATGGCTACTATATCTGCCCAATCCTCAGGTAATATTGTAGGTGAAAATGCTACTGGTTTATCTAAATTAAATACTGGTTTAAAAGATAGAATTATTCCTAGTAAATTAGACTCACAAAGTATAAAAGCAAAATCAAATAATAATACTACAACTGACCCAAATGTTATATTTGGTGATAAAATAAATCAAATGAATACTTTTGTTGAAGATATATATGAAAACAATAAATATGATCCTCAAAATATTGAATCATTAAAATCAATTAACCGAGATGTATCTTTATTTGAAGTAGGAATAAAAGCTGAAAAAGAAGAAATACCCGCTCCTTTCTTTATACCATTTAATTTATCCCTTACAATGGATGGCCTTTCAGGGATGAAAAATTATGAACGATTCTCCATTACAGAAGAAATATTACCATATAGTTATAGATCATCAGATGCATTAGAAGGTGGAGTTATTGATTTCTTAATCAAAGGTATTTCCCATACTGTATCTAACAACCAATGGAAAACAAAATTAGAAAGTTTAACAGTAAGTTCAATTAGAAGACCTAAAAAATAATGGCATATTATCCTAAAAATAGAATAGTAACAGATTTATATACTCGTGGAGGAGAATTTTCTATTTCTATTACAGGAGCTGAATATACAGGATATTATTATAAACTTTATAATGGAACTTTCTTTACAGGTAAAACTCCAAATGATGGTCCTAGTCAAGAATTAATTCCTTTAGTAGAAACTATTACTGAAGATGATCCTCTTGTAGTTACTTTAAGTAAAGATACTAACCCTGTTCTTCAAAGATATGTTGGTTTATTAGGTAAAGACCCTGAAGATAAAAAATTACCTACTCCTTATTATCCAAAACCAACAAAACAAGATTATGAACTAGGAGAAATACAAAGATATTTTTCTAAAAAAATAAATGATAATCTCTTTATTGAAATTAATTCAACTGATTTTGAAAATTTATCTTCTGAAAATAGTTCTTATCTATGGCAATACTATACTACATTTTCTATACCATGGGAAATCTCAGGTATAAAAGAAGAAGTAGAACAAATTAATAAAAAAATAGTTGCCTTAGCTGAAGTCCAAAATAAAGCTCTTGGGTTTAGATTATTTATTAAAAAAACAGGAGGATATTTAAAATTATACAAATAAAAAAACATAAATATTTATAATAGATTATGGCATTGCAAGAAGAAAACTCATCATTAAAAGCTAAAAACTTTGGTAAAGCAGAAGCTCAAACAGCAGATTCTATCCTTAATAGAATTAGACAAAGTGGATTTTTAAGACCTAATAATTCTAGAAGAGAAGATAGACAATTTGTTCCTGTTCCTGTTGTTGAATCACCTTCTGCTAATTACTATAATCCTCCTGCAGCTGATGCTGATTATCAGTCTGTATTAACATATGCTACAGATCAAGGATATGTTTTACCTTCTCAAACTGTTCAAGAACTTGGAAGTGCTTTAGTTACTACCTTAAAAACAGAAGGTGTATGGGATAAATTAGATTTATTTTATATGTTCGCTACAGATGGTGATGAAGATTTTGCCTCTATAAATTGGAAAAATACTTCTTCTTATGCTGTTGATAGAATTAATTCTCCATCATTTATACCATCAACAGGATTTACTGGAAATGGTACAAATGCTTACTTAAATACAAATTGGATCCCAGCATCAGGTTCTAATTTCTCTCAGTCTTTTTCATCTCATGGATGTTTTGTTTATTATAATACTCCTAATATACAAGTATCTAGAGCTAATGTTGGTTTCCATGGACATATATCTGGCAGCGGTGTTTATAATATAATAAACATTTATAGTCCATATTACAGTAATTCTTTTTTTGGTTATTATACTAATACTTCTGGTGCTACACAGTATGAATACAAACGTGGAGTAATAGCTCCAAGGTTTTTATTAGCTAATGTAACTGCTAGTACTCTACAACCTTATGATAATGCTAATAATACTTTCCGAGCTTTAGCTACTGCTTCTGTAACAACATCTACTTTACCAACAAGTTCTGTTGTTATTTTACAACGTGGTATAAATGGATCTAACTGGTACACTCCTAGTGGTATTTTTATTCAAGCGGATTTTTGGGGAAGTTACTTAACAGAAGATGAAGCAACTACTCTTTATACATCATTAAATACTTACCTTTCTAATATTTAATTATAATTTGGTCTTACAAAATCTTGATACTATATTAATAGTAAATCAAGGTTATGTTTTGGTTAATAGAGACAGAAGAACAATTAGATTATTTAAAACAAAAACCTATAGAAGAGGCGTTTGTTGAAGTAATTCCTTATCATGATAAAGTTCATCCTGCTCTAAATGATGTTTCATTAGTTTATATTAGACCGTTTAACGACAACAAAGGTTATATATTGAGCGTTGACCATAGTGAGACTTTCTCGCTTAATAAAACGGTTATAGACAGTATTCTACGAAATATAAAGCGCATATGGGTTCGAGATAAAAAGCAAACACTATATTACTTTCAAATCAAAAGCTTGCTCGACCTTTCCATACTTAACCCTACGTATATACAAGACGAATTACCTGTTTACTCGCATTTTTATAATACAGATTACCCAAAAGTAAACAAACTTATTCCAGTAGGTAAACATTACGAAAAATACGAACATATTTATATACAGGTTCGTAGTATAATACCTAAAGAACTACCATCATACTTTGATTTTTACAATAATAAAGTGGTATTAGCTTTTTTTGGAATTGAAAAGAATGGAATTAATATAGATAAAGAAGAATTTGATAAATACTATGAACCAACTAAAGAATTTTATTCTGTTAAAGACAATAGAGTTTATACCAATTACAATTTGGTTACAACAACTCGTAGACCAAGTAATACTTTCAATGGCATTAATTTTGCCGCTTTAAATAAAGAAAATGGCTCAAGGAGAAGCTACATATCGAAGTATGGATTCGTGGAGTTTGATATTAGTGCATACCATCCCAATCTTGCTTCTCGTTTGGTTGCCATGGATTTTAATGGACAGGATGTCCACCAAACGTTCGCTTCGCTCTATGGCGTTTCATACAAAGAAGCAAAAGAACTTACGTTCAAACAACTTTATGGTGGCGTATTTAAAGAGTACGCGCATTTGGAATTTTTTCAAAAAGTAAGTAAGTTTATTGAAGAGAACTGGAAAGAGTTTAATGAGCAAGGAAGGGTAGAAGTTCCGTACTCAGGGTATATTTTTGAGAAGGAAAAGTTGGACAAAATGAATCCACAAAAACTTTTTAATTATATGTTACAAAACATAGAAAGTGCTGTAAACACATATATACTGATGGATATACATAGGTTACTGAGAGGGCGCAAAACAAGGATTGTGTTGTATACTTATGACAGCTTTTTATTTGAACTTGGAGAAAACGAAAAAGATATAGATATTGAAATAGAAAACATATTTAAAAAATATAAGTTATTAATTAAGAAAAGTTATGGAAACACCTACGATTTTACAGAGGCCTAAATATATGTATGGAGGATACGATTTTGATCCAACTAATATACGTGACGTGAATAATAAGTTATTTTGTACCTTTACTAGCCTAGAAGATTTAGATGAACTAGTAAATGGAATCACAAGCTCATACTCTATAATGTATAATAAAATGTTTGTCTTGTACGTTAAAAGTACAGATGAATATGTTGTTACATACAATGTTGAGCAAGGTAATGTAAGTGATATTCCTGAGAATACTATTTTAGTACATAGAAAAAAAGATACTAATACACTCTATACAATAAATGCTCTAAATGAGTTAATTAAAAAATTAAATGGTGGGGTTGTTGATCCACAATATAGAGTGAGTTGGCAACATTATAGAAACTGTATTTTATTGACTAACCATAATGAGTTAAAGCAATTAAATACAAAAATTTATAAGATTATTGAGCTATAGTTTGGCCCATTAATCAGTTTTTATTAAATTAAGTTATAAACAATGTATAAGTTATGGATTTGAATGAAATTCGCAATCGATTAAACGCTATGCAGAGCAAATCTGCTCCAAGCGGTGGAGGTGACAAAAAAAACATTTTTTGGAAACCAAGTGTAGGTAAGCAGACAGTACGAATTGTACCGTCTAAGTTTAACAAAAATAACCCATTTTCAGAGGTTTATTTCCATTATGACATTACTAACCGAGTAATGATTTCTCCAACCAACTGGGGTGAAAAAGATCCTATTGTTGAGTTTGCTAAGCAACTTCGTGGAACAAATGATAAGGAAAATTGGCGTTTGGCTAAAAAGTTGGATGCTAAAATGCGTATTTTCGCTCCTGTTATTGTTCGTGGTGA